GTATAAGTGGCAATAACTTCAGGGGTAACACGTCCCTTTGATTTATCAGTGGATTTAAATTCAAAAACTTCAATAATCCAAATATTTCTGATATCACCTTCTTCAATATCTGGTAATTTGGTAGCATCTAATCTTCCATTAGCATCAGCATACTCGGGTTTTAAATCTAAAGAAATACACATATTAAATCGCCTTAAATAAGCTTCTTCATTAGAGTAAAAATAAAAAGCATTTAAATTTTGAACATTAGTTGTTACAAACATGTTTTCACATCGATAACAGTGTTTGTTCTTCTCATTAACATTAGATTTAACTACACCTTGAGGTTGATTATTACTAATTTTTAAGATACTTTCTGTGGATGGATCCGCTGTTTGAATTTTATCAGGTCTAATGTTAGCAGCATCATCCATATAAATAGTTTGAGTTTTAGTACTAACACAATCTTGAAATTTATTATTAGGATCTAAAAATGCACGATAAGAAGGATCATTAGGTAAACCACGAACATTACAATAAGCATTATCTAAAATATTACAAAATTCAGATTTACTCTTACTAGAATGTCCATAAACTAAAGTACAATTTGGTTTAATCCTCATAGAACGTGTTATACGATCAATAACAGTATCTTTGGAGATACCATCTAAGGTAAAAATAGCTTCTTCTAAAATAGTTTTTTCCATTTTAGTCAATTCAGAACTACATTTCTGAATACATTTTCCCGCTTTAGTAGTTTTTTCTAATAAAACGATAAAAGAATTAATAGTAAAACCATGAATATCAGGGTTATCAATATACTTAAATTGATGTTTGATTAATTTATATTGGATCATGAAATTAGTGTAAGAACGCGTAGAATGAAAGATTGGTTGAAGAGAACCCATAGCATAAGCTTGATAACCTCTCTCTAACATAAAAGTAATAAAATCGCCAATATTTTCAACAAAACTTAATCGGCTAGTATTAGACTTTTCATGTTCTAAAATAATTTCTTCATGTATCTTCTCACAGAAAGGAAGATTATTTATAGAAATAATATTGAAGGAAATTAAAGCTGAAATCATCTTGTAAAATTTTTTAAATAAAATACCATTTTTGATACTCATATAATTACTAAAAATACTTCTGAATAACAAAATATAATCTTGAGCAGATTGCTGTTCAAATTCAACATCAAATTCATATAAATTGGGTTGAGGTTCATTCTTTTTGTAATGAGTGATAAAATTGTCTAATAATTCTTTAATATAATTTCTAGCTTTTTTCGCCATATTTAATAAATTAAAGTATTTATGAATAACTTCAGAAATAAAAATGAAAATACTGGCTGGTCTAGAATCACGAATACATTTAATGATTAAATATAAAATATCTATTAATAAATTTGGTAACTTGGATAAATGTTGTTTAAGTTTAGTAGATAAATCCATACCAATTAATTGCGGTAATTTTACCCAATATTCAGTACGATTTTCTGATAAATTATCAGCAATAATACTAATTTTATTTAAATAATGTAATACACATTCGGTAATATCATGATCATCTCCATCATCACTTTGAAAAATATATTCATCAACAAGTGATAAAGAAGTACCAGGAATATGTGAGATTAATTCACGTTCACAACAATATTGTAAATCGTAAGGACGTAAATAAATAAATTCACCAAATAAACGGTAGATATAAAATTCTGCGGTGGACATATTTAAGATATGGTTATTCTCTCTTGATTCATAACGTAAAAGAGAGGTAAGTGTACAATCCATATCACTATTTGTGAAACAGGTTGAACAAGTGTGTTCTGACCAGACTGATTCTGAAATGTCAGATTCGGATGAATCATAACTAGGAGTTATGATGACATCATCAATAAAAGATTTATCAATGATAGTTCTAAATGTGATTCTACGAGAAGAATTTATACAAGTAAAAGTTTCAGTCTGTATGACTAAACCAAAAACGTTATATAAAGCTTTGAAAATATAATCTAAATTGTTATTATCACAATTAATTGGTAAGTAATAATGATTGTCTCTGAATGATAAAATTAAAAAATATTGGGAGTTAATACACTCCAAAGGGTCACCTTTGATGGTGAATCCAGAAGACAATTTGTCCAAAAGCTCACTATACATGAGATTATTGGATAACATCATTTCTTCAAATAATGTTGTTTGTAATTGTTGTTCTCTTACAATGCTCTGTCGTTCAATTAAGAAAGGGTTAGTTACGATTTGTTTTTGCAGACTGTAAAATGAATAAGATAAGGATTCAAAGTACACTGCTTCTTTGTCGGGCGTAAACCTAGAAGAAGTTTGCTTAAGTGTTGCCAATCAAATGGCTTGCAAAGATAATAAATATTAAACTTAATTTCAATTGTATATTTAATTTATTTAAAATAGTAATTAAAGTTGTTTAAATGGCAGAACGCACCATAAAAACTTTAAAGATCATTTTAGAGCGTTTATCTCGAACAGTGGTTAAATAAATAATAGCACGAAGAAAATCTACTAACATTTATTATTATAATATGACTATAAAATTCATG